ACAGAATCTTATTTGATACTTCCATATTTTTCTTTTTTATTAATTATTTTTATTTATTATTTGTTCTCTACGTTGTAAGGCTCTAGCGACCCTTTCTCTGTTTCTATTAGTTTTTTCTTCCTCGAAACCAAGGAATGTTTGTGTAGTTTCGGTATCTATTTCTAAAGTTCCATTATCAAATTTACAATTTTCAAAAATAATACCATCTTTTCCTAATCTAGATTTGACTATAGCGATTGTAGCTAACCCCATTTCTTTTTGTTGTAAAGTTTTTGCTACTGATATAATCACGTGACCAACTTGTGCTTTTTTAATAGAACCACCCATTTGGTCGGTAGTTACCACATCAGAAGATATAGAACTTCTATTACCTTGAGTAGCTGTCCATCCTGCAATATCTAATTCATGACACATCCCTTCAAATTTTCTCATCACTGAACCTTCTCCTTTCCATTCATCATTAAAAGAACGGTCAGGTAAAATACAATCTATATAATCTATAAGTACTATATCAATTTTTGTTCCTTCAGAAATTATTTTTCTTACTTGGTTTTTAATTTGTAACATAGTCATTTCATCAGATGGTAGTTTTTTAAGTATTAATCTCCCTCCTGTTTTTTTCATCTCATCCGCTTTATCCAATACTGTTTCCTTGTGATTAGTTAATTCGTCATTAGGTATACCAGTCCAACAAGTAAAATGTTTTCTCTGTATTATTTTAGGATTATCTTCAAAAAATATTTGTAGTACATTATATCCCATATTAAAAGCTGTATTAGCAAATCTAGTTAACATAGTAGTTTTACCAACACCAGTAGGAGCTAATACTACACCAATTTCTCCTTTAGCTAAACCACCATTTAATATATTATCTAGACCGTCAACACCCGTTGGTATTGGGTGTCTATAGTCGTCTTCTAGTAGTTTTTCTAATTCTGTAAATATCTCAAAACTACCTATGTCTCCATCCCCAATTTTTATAGCGTCTCTAATTAATTCTTCACACTTATCGTAATTTTCGAATTCTCCCTTTTCCATGATATTTTCTACTTTACGAATAGCTTTTTTTAATTCTTGTTGTTTACAAAAGTTTAAAGATTTTTCTTTAATAAATAGATGGTCTTCAAAAGATGAATCTTTAATTTCTTTTAACATATCTACAACATATTTTCTTGCCATTTCTGAAGAAATTTCAATTCTTGTTAGTTGGTCTAAAGCATCTAAAGAGGGTGAAGTTTGATATTTTTCGTAATACTCTTTAATTAATTGCATAATTAATCTGAAGTATTGATTATCGAAATACTTTGGTACTATTGCGTCAATTATTACTTGGAAAAATTTATTATCCGTAATAATTAAATTTAATAACTTCAGTTGGAATGAATATCCTAGATATCCAAAATTTTGTTTATCACTCATCTAAAAAATCTTTATTAATAAATACGTTATTTGTTTACAATTAGACTATAATCTTGGTAGTGCGTAGTAAGTTTTTTACTAGATAATGTTTCTGTCAATTCTCTAAGTATATAAGATATTTGTGGTCTTATATCTACCGTGTATCTAATTTTAGGGGGGTAGACGCTCGAGGGGAAGATTGTAGTTAATATTTTTCTATTTCCCACTTTTATTGTTATCGTAAATGTCTCTCCTTTATTTGCTACATCATTACTATTTTCCCTATATGAACTATCTAAAAAAAGTATAGTTTTTAGTACTAAACTTCTTTTAATCTCGTCAACAATATACTTTACTGTGTCGTGTAAATCTATAGAGTATATAGCTTTTTGGTTAAAATTTCTAACGGTAAAATATCTTTGACAGATTATATTATTACCTAATTCTAATAAGAATTCGCATTTTTGTGTATTTTCAAATTTTTCTTTCATTTTAATTTTTGTTTTTTTTAATATAAAAATCTTTTTCTATTCTAGTTAATCTTAAAAAGGGTCTTACAAAATCTACCCAAGCATCGTCTGTCTTGGGTAAAATATTAAGAATTCCATCTGACATCATCAAGTCTAAAGCGTTTTTCCAATGTCTACCTTCTGGGTCTATCGCTTCTTTTGATAATTCTTTTATTCCATCTATTGCTATTTCGGTTAGGAATTGTTTACCGACACCTATAATATCATAATTTATGTTTAATATATTATAAGATTTTTTTTCTCTATTTAAAATCTTAGGTTCTTTTTGGGTTATCCCTTCAAGTATATTTTTTTCTTTAACACTAAGTTTTTCTTTTGTTTTAATTGTCTCTAATATGTCTTTTAAAGTTACTTTTTCCTCTAAAATTTCAGGTTTTATTTTAACTAAGGATTTTACACCCACTAATTTTATACCATATATATTATCAGAAGAATCCCCACATATAGTTTTTACAACTCTTACATTGTCGGAGGGTATATTCACACCATTTAAAGGTACTTTTTCTCCAAACTTAAATAATTTATTTAAAGAAATTACATGAACTGAAACACTAGGTGAAATTAATTGTAATAAATCCCTATCTGAAGTTAATACTATTATTTCTTCTTTTTGAGATTTTTCACAGTAATACGCCATGCAATCGTCTGCTTCACATAAATCAAAAGAGGATTGTCTTACATATAATTCTTCAAGATATTCTTGTACTCTTAATTTTTGATACGCGTAGGAGTCTAGTTGTTCCGAATCTTTAAGTTTAGCTTTTCTGTTTAACTTATACTCGGGATAAATTTTTGTTCTAGGTGAAGTATTATTTTTTCCATCCCAGAAAACTACTACTTTAGTTATGAGATACGTATCTATAAGTTTTCGTAATGTATTTAAAAAATGATATAACCCACCTATGTGTTTATCACCATTATACATATTTTTAATACCATGAAAACCTGTATTTAATAAAGAATTTCCGTCAACTACTAATGTTTTTACCAAGACATTTAATTAAAAGATTAAACATTTTTTTTACTCTACTACTTCAACTAATTCGATATTAAAATTTAAATCTTCACCAGCTAAAGGATGATTTAAATCTAAATTAATTGTTTCTTCTTCTATTTTTACAACTTGACCTTGTACTGGTCTTCCCATTTGGTCTTGTCCTTGGATAAAACTGTTTATCTCGAATTTAAAGTTTTCTGGGAATTCTGTTTTTTTGACTACTATGACAGCTTCGTCTACATATTCACCATACGCTTCTTTTGCCTCTAGGCTAACTTCCGCACTTTCACCTACTTTTAAATTTTTAACTGTATCGTTGAATCCCTTTAAAAGATTGCCGTCGTCTATTGTAAATTCTAATAGTTGTTCTCTTTTTCGTGAATTATCAAATTCTGTACCATCTTTTAAAGTACCTACATAGTGTACTTTTACTTTACTTCCTTTTTCTAATTTAGTCATTTTCTTTTTCTATTTTTAAGTCGAAATCACCACCTGTTCCTAATTGTTCAGACCAAAATGTAGCATATTCCTGTTTATATTTATCTATTGATTTTTTCTCTTCGGTAGTTTCTCTTCCAGCTATAAATCCGTGAGGGGTTATTAATATTTTTCCATCCTCATAACCTAAACCATTTACATGATTTTTCATTATTGTAATCTTTGTTCTAGTCGCAAATTTAACTTTTCTTTTTTCTTTTACCGCAGAAATATTTGTTGTACCAGCGTTTTTTTGATTGCCAAATCTAAAAACTAGTGTGGAGTTTAACCATAATGATTCTCCTCCTTTTGCTTTAATTTTTGGTTGTCCAAATGGATTGTCTGGTAACTCCACCCAAGGTTGGTTTACAACTACTAAAGTATTGGTGTATTTAGAGTCTTGTCTTCTAGATTTACCGATTCTTTGGTTTAGTCCCATACCTATTTTATCCGCTAATGTAGCTGCGTTATGCATTTTACCACCTTTACCCTCAAAAGTCATTTTACAAGGTACTGAACCAACAGAATCCCATAAAAATAATAAATCATACTGTAACTCACCTTTATCTTGTGCATCAAGTAAAGTATTAATATAATCCGTAATTTCTTCTATATACTGGAAATCATTGTTAAATAGGAAAAATCCATCCCAATCTACTTCACCTGTGGTACTATCTACAACTTCTTCACATTCAAAACCTAATAGTTTTGCGTGTTCAAAACCCCATTTTTGTTCTGTTATAATCAAAACCGGTAAAATTCCTTTTTTTTGAGCATCTACTGCTGCTTTTATAAGAGCAGTGGTTTTACCAGTATCAGAATGTCCTAGAAACATTTGTAAGTGACCCATAGCCGGACCTGGTAATCCTGTAGCATCTAAGAAAGCATTCCCTAAATCAAAAAATCTTTCTGGTTTAAAGTTTGCTTTCTTTGAAAATTTATTTTTTAGTTCTGAAAATGTTTTTTTCTTTAATGCCATATCTACTTATTAAAATGGTAAGTCTTCGTCTTGTGGGTCGTTTGCTTGTGGGTCCTGACTTCCCAATGTAGTTGTGTTACTAATATTTTGTGTAGCGTTCGGGTCGTCATAAACATACTTCTTTTGTTCTGAATCCCAAACTGGGTCTAAACCTTTAGAAATCGCCTCTAAGTATTCAACTGGTTTTTGAGAATAAACATCTTTCCAAGTTCTTTCATCACCCACCCATTCTTTAACTGTTGCTTCATCATTAGATAGTGGAGCTGGGTCTTCATACATAACAGCAGATACTGTAGTATATTCCCCTCTTCCACCTGGTAAAGGTACTGATTGTAAAACTAAAATAAGGTCCCTACCTTCTTTAGCGTCTGTAACATCCCCTTTATTTCTCCAAATAGGAATAATTTTATCGATTGGGCCATCACCTTTCCAATTGTGTTTAAATCTCCAAAATTTTACACCATCTTCTTCATTATCTCTATCGATAACTTTAACAATATAAAATTTTTGGGAACGATAAGAACGTGCTAATTCTTTTGACTGTGCATCTCCGGCCAATCTTAAGGCTTCTTCTACCTCATTTAATGGACTTCTTTCTCCAGAAGGTTTTCCTTCAGAATCTTTTCCTGGGTCATAAAGTTTTTGCCATCTTCCTTGGACTTGTACATTATGAAAATATACTTCTTTAAATGGTGATGAACCATCTGAAGTTGGTACTATTCTAATTCTTTTTTCTCCTGATTTTGTTCCTTTTGGTAACATAATAGAAAGGTATTGTTTCATTCTTTCTTCTGATGTCATTTGTGGTTTTGTGGAACTACCACCTTGTTTGTTTTTTTCGTATTGGGCTAAAACCGCGTCTAAACTATTACTCATAAATTTTTTTTTTAATAATTAATTAATTAATATTTAAATAAATGTAATAAAGTTACTTGGGTTTGTCAAACTAAAATATATAATAGTTTTTAGTTTTCTTCGTCTTGAGGGTCAAAACTTTTTTTGATGTCGTCAGAACTATAATCTTCTACGTCATCTGGTTTTAAAATATATTGTTTTTTTCCTGTTTCATCAAAAACATCTTCTTTGTCAGTAAAAAAATCACTTAGTGTTTTGTTAAAAGGACCACTATCATATTTTCTTAAACCTATTTTTTCTTCTGGAGTTCTAGGTCTATATTCCTCTATCTTTTTTTCTAGGTTAGATATTTTACTTACCATATCATCCATAGATGTTAGATGTGACTCTAATGAACTTAATTTATTCATTAAATCATCTAAACTTTCTGTGTTTTTTTGTAATATGTCTTTTTGACCAGATAATTCGGTACTAACTTCTTCTTGTTTGGTTACTAGTTCGGTAACATCTAACTCTGTTTCATCACCTGTCGCGGTTTCTTCAGGTGTATCAATATCTACATCTGTAGTTATGTCATCTGCTGCTAACTCGTCTCCACCTTCTAAAGGTGGTGGTGTTGCTGCAGCCTCTGCGTCACCTTCTGGTTCTGCAGCTATATCTAATTCTTCTGTTTCACCTTCATCTTCTACTTCTAAAGGAACTTCTTCCTCTTCTTGTTCTCCTAATTCAGCCGCTTCCATGGCTTTAGCTTTTTTAAGTAGTCTATCCACATGACTACCCATTTCAAAAGTAGCTACATCACCAACCAGTTGTTCATTCAAATTTTCTGAATTACTGGTAATGGATTTGAACCTTTTTAGTTCTTCTAGTATTTTTCTATCTAACTGATTACCCATTTAATAATTGTTTTACTTGTCCTGAAGGTGATTCTACTTGTACTTTACGGTTTACTCTTATTGAGTTTTCTACTCTCTCTATCAATCCGTCTCTACTTCTGATAGTATAACAAATTCCAGTATCTAAGTCACAAACTTGTTGTCCTTCTGGTGTAGTTCCGTTTTCTACAATGTTATCTGTTTTTTTACCAATAAAGTTACCTAATTTTTGTTTTAATGCTTCGTTAACCATGATAATAAATTTTTTCTTTTATATTAATAAATATAACTAAAGTTAATAATAGTCAATTTAAATGTCATTAAGTACCTTGTCCCATTAAATCACTAATCATATTTTGGGGTTGTAAGTAATGTTTTATAATTTTTTGTCCTTTCTTTACGTATCTTAATATTTCAAAATGTAAGTGAATATCTTCAGATAATCCACTATTACCTACTTGACCTATAATTGTATCTTGTGGTTTAATTTTACTAATAGTATCACCTTTTTTAACACCTACGTTTTTTCTTAAAAATGCATATCTAGTAAGATAATAAGATGTGTCATTGTCCGTTGTAGGGTTTTCATTAATTAAGGTTTTTACTAACACATAATTGCCGTATTCACCACACCCTTCAGAAGTTTGTAACGGACCACACCCATCTTTAACTTCTATTACCACCCCACCTATCGATGCAACAACATTTACACCCCCTGGTGTTGAAGCTTGTAGTTCATAGTCAGTAGTTAAAGCAAAATCGTACCCTAAATGAACTATTTCTGGGTCTACTATAGGTGCGTTTAGATATGCGACTGGTATTGGTGTGTTAAACTGCACTTGGTCAGGAACAATATCTGGACTATCAGCAACTGTATTTAAATCAACATACCCATTATTAAGTGGTGTCTTACTTAATTGATTTTTAGTGGCACTTAAATTATCCAAATATAAGTCTAGAGCATCATCTTTTAATCTTTCTTCCGCTTTTTGATAAATCCTTTTATTAACTCTTTGAACTAAACTATCTATTTTAGGTAATGTAGGAATTGGTACTCTTACACCATCAAAACTAGTTTCTATATTATTTGGGGTTATATTATGTTCTACATTTAAAATTAAGTAGGGCCCATTAAACATTGGTAGGTATCTTAATTGGAAATATTGTGTTGGTTGGATTGCTACATTACCTATACAAGTAATGGATGCGGTATATGACCTATTAGAATATATATTAAATAATGATAGGGAAGCGGTAGAAGTTGCTCCTCCACCCCCTGAATCAGCCATATCTTGTAATATCTTAAAACTTTCAGAAGTATCTTGATATTGAGATTGGTCAAGTGTAACAGACTCAAATATGTTTTGATTCGGTATCCCAAAATCTACATTGAAACCCATAACTTTGTTAGATAGTTGTTTATCACCACAATTTTCTGATAATAATGGATTGTTAGCAGTCCTATTCATAGTAAAACTATCATTTTTATAACCATTATTAGGTGTATCAACATTAAGTTGACTAGAGGGTGGACCAACGTATTGGCACAAGAATGCTGGTTGGGATTCTAGATAGTCCACCGTTTTAAATGTACCAAACATTGCATTACCTTGTAATTGTGCATTATCATTAGACACATTAAAGAAATTTATATAAGCAGGTAAAGGAATAAAATTAAAATAATTATTAGCTAATATAGTAGATATAAAACTTGCCACACTCTGAGTTAGGGTGTTAGTATTACTCCCACCAAAAGGTGAGTCTAATTGTATTATATCCCATATATTGATTATAGCGTCATCACCAATATCTCTATTAGCCCTATCAAAAAATAAAAACCTTTCAAATAATGTTTGTTGTGTTAAATCGGTACCTGCTACCCACCTATCATTTAATGTTTTAAAAGTAGTGTATAGTTCTAATTTCAAAGCGTCTGCTTCAATAGATGGTCTATCGTCACTAACATCTGTTGTTCTAGTTTCATTTTCTTTTATATTATTAGCAATTTTTTGTTGTAACCCAGACGTTATTTCATTTATATAAGTAAATTGATTTAGGTCATTAGTGGATAATTTTGTGTTTAATATAGATAAATATTGTTCTGCGGTAACGTTTGATACCGTTGCACAATAAGTAGCGTACATTCTAATTATAGGTGCAAAAATTTCTATGTTTTTACTACTAAATTCTATACCACCTAATTGCCCTCTACATGTAGTAAAAAAATTATAGATAGGATTGGTTTCATCTTGAGCTGTTAATAAATCTGTAGGTTCGTTACCTAGAGGTGTTGGGTGAAACCACCCCACATGTAATCTTACATCTTGCCATACTTGTGGATTACCAACAAAAAATGAACCTGCTGTAGGTATCGGTATTGCACTATCTAAATAATCCCCAAAATCATACTTATCTTCTTCTCCAAAACTAAAACTATTTTGCATAAGTCCTTGTGCTGCTTGATAGGTGGTCATACCGTATTGAAAGCTATCTAAATTATTAGTGGACTGATGTGCGTACTCCACATTATAGTTTAAAAATTTATTTAGAACTTCAACTAGTTTAACATATTGAGCGTTGGCTAAATTGTGGGGTTCATAATCACTTACTACATCTTTTATTTCGGTGTTTATATTTCCTGAACTATCTCTAACAAAAGATTCTGGTATAATTGTAATTTCTTTTATAAATTCTTTCATAGATGTAAGAGGACCTTCCACACCACCAGTAGCGTCAGAAAAACTTAAAAATAAATTTTCAAATTTATCTAATTGTGCTTTACTAAATACGGCAAACAATTCTTCTATACTGGTATATTCCGGTGTTGCGGCAGGACCTACAGGTCCCGGAGGTTCATTAAAATTCCATGCTGGTTGTCGTCCTGTTGTTGGGTCCACATTTTTAAAATATTGCCAAGGTCTACTTTGGTAGATTGACTTGTGTTCAAAATAACCATAATGAGAGCCTTTCCAAAATAATTTACATGCACCATTATGTAATCCCATATCATTATTTCCCGTAGCTTCTAAAGCTGCGTCAGTATTTATTAACCCACCTGATGATGGGAATAATATATAATAACGTTCTGGTGGTACTTGATTATTAAAGTTGGCACCCGCATTTAAATTAGTTATGTTAGTAGAATCTAAATACACATCATGAAAACTAACATTGGTGCCATCCGTAAGTTGTGTCCCCATTTCTGTATTTGTTACTATATTTAAACTTGCATTTGCTCCTAAAATTGTGTTTAGTACTTGTCCCGCACCCATATTAGTGTAACTATTTTGTCCTGTAGTTATAAAATGTATACAATCTATAACCTGGGGATAAACACCAACCATCATATTATTAGCTCCTTGTGCTTGGTACGTCCACGAAGCACCACCAATTAAAGGTTCTAAAAAATTATAACCTAGAGATAGGTTAGTACTAGTGGGGTCATATGCTGATGCTGGTGTACCAGCAAAATTATTACGACCTAAATCACCCCACAAACTATTAAGTGGGTCCGTCCCACTTTTAACATCTGATTTATATCTCCACCAAACAGAACCAATTCTTAATAATAAGGCTAAAGGTAATTGATGTATAGCTGGTAGTTGATTAAATAGTGAAGAAATATAAGTAGGTAGGTCCCCTACTGTGTCATCTAGTTTACCAACTTTTTCTCTAAATGTAGGTAAGGGTAATGAGTTTAAGAAAAGATAGGCTGATTTTCTATAAGCGTTTGCGACACCCCCTCTATCATCACCAACACCTTCTATGATGGAGTTGATAAAATATGGTGTATTTAACATAGAAGTTAATCTTTCTTTATTGTTATCAGGGATGTTAATTTGTACATTTTGACCTATCGGGTTATTTATTGTGCCTGTTGTTGGATTGCCTGCTATTCTTACTGGGCCTTCTGTTAAAAGTAGTGGTCCCAAAGAATAATCATTATTAAGTGGTTTAGTGTAAAAAAGCTCTTGTCCGAATGGTTCTGATAAATCTTTTAATTCTTCATTTCTTGGTTTAAGACCATGTAGGTAATAGTGTTGTGATTTTTCAGCTTCACACAACTGTGGATATATCCCTGTAAAGTAACATACATTATTGTCTCTTAATATATTTGTATCCGTATTATCATAATGTAAACTTTCATTTACACTAAAAAATGTTACTGTACCAGGCCCACTAGATAAACCAGGTGAAGTTGTATACGAACCAGCAAGAGCATAGTTAGAGTATAGTGAACCAACTACCGCTGGTACCAAATCATAAAAACTATTATTGTGTTTTACCTCTTTAAGTGCTTCATAATTTTTTGCAAAATTTTGTGTTATTACAGAAACATTAGTAGGTTCATATCTAATAGTACCTGTATTTTTTTGTATGTAACTTACTATGTTTGGGTCATAAATTCCATCTTCTAAAACATATGATTGGTATAGAGTCGTGTTAGTTTGTATAATATACTCTTGAAGTTCTAGCCAATTAGATATTCTACCTAAATCTCTTAATAAATCTGGAAACTCCTGAATAACTTCATATATGTTCTCTATTTCATATTTTGCTAATTCTACTAATGACTCACCCACTCTAGAATTAAAAGTATCGTTACCTACTGCGGGACTTAAAAATCTTGTATTAAACCAACCATACCTTAATAAAGTTTGAGCTCTATCTAAAATACCAAAAGCTATATCTATTGTTTCTAATGAGTTATAAGGTGTACCACCAAATGGCCATTCGTAAATAAGTATGGGTGTAAAGTTTTTTTCAAGAGCTGCGTTACTGGTTGGGAACTGGAAATCGGAAAATTTATAAGCTGTTGTTTTAGTGTACTCTTCAACAAAATTAATTTCAGGCCAAACTACTTTATTATCTGCTTTAGTTATATCTATAACGTCTTTTGCACCAGGATAAGTTAAAACAGAAGATGTGGTACATTTATCTTCCTGGGTTGTTATATAATATTGTGGCCAAGGAAAAACCATCTGATTTTCTTTTTTATTATTGTCTTTTAAATCATCAGAACTATTTGCTATAGATAATCTGGTTTCATTAAATCTTTGGTCGAAAGCTTCTGTATGTACAGTATCTAATAATTTTAAAAATGTGTCTGCTCCGGCTAAAATAATAGCAAATACATTTCTAATGGTTGGTCTAAACCCAATTTCTTTTTCTAATTTAGTATTTAATTTTGTGGTAATATCATTAGCTAATTTTTCTGCTTGTTTTTCAAATAATTTTCTAGTTGTTAGTAATATTTCTTCAAAACTTTGTTTATGCGTATGTAACAAAAAGTAAGGTTTATTTTCTTGGAATGTAGATTGGTCGTCGGTATTAACTAAAGTTACTGGTATTCCACCAGGACTGTTTACTGTTGATTTTTTAAATAGGTTAAAGTTACCATCATTTAAGACTGTTTGGACTGGGTATGTACCGTCTTCTCTAAATGTAGGATTTTTATCTAACAAATATACATATTTAGATACTAACTCATTTAATCTTTCAGATGCATTTGCTACTAGTAAATCTTTTTCTGCTTGTTTATCTTGAGCATTATTAGCTGAAGATGCAAATTTAAGTGGATACACGAATAATGTTTTAGTATTACCGGTACTTCCATCCGTTCCTTCTACGGTTATTTTTGTTTTTATACCTTTACTTTTATCTAAAAATTCTTCTTCCCAACTATTTTTTCCTGTGATAGCTTGTTTAAACTTTTTTAAGGTTTCGTCATACTCTACTTTATCAGAGGTTTGTGTTAAATCCTCACTACCAAATAATTTACCCAAATCATTATCTAAATTTTTAACAATTTCTATAAGTTCTACTAGGGTATATTCAGGAAAATCTTTGTCTAATAGATTTTTTTGTTTATAACGACTATACACTTCAGACATAATTTCTCTGCCTTTTGTTGATGTTATACCTCCCTGAACGTTAGTTTGGTTGGGGTACATATAAGGTGCAGTGATAGCCTCATGCATATTAATGTCTCTTAACATGGCAATATGATTACCTTTAAAATCACATGTCACTAAATAATCACCTGATGATGGGTCAAATCTAGATACGAATTTTTCTAATGTTAGTTGGTATTTTACAGCTTTCCCATAAAATCCTTTTAGTGTTAAAAAAAATGTAGGATAAGGTAAATGAAAAAAAGCTGTGTACGGTGTGTTTACTCGGGCTTGTTCAAATAGGGTTTTACCTCTTATGTCTGTGAAATTTATAGTTACTTGAGGAATATAAGATGTGTTTAATTTCACACTAATTGAAGTTATCCCAAATCCTTGAAAGTCATTTTGATTTTCTATCTCTCTAGAGACTTCAACACCTTCTTTGTTTAATTTACGAATTTTTTTATTTACATCTGGGTTGGTGAAAGCCTCTGTCCAATCGGAATCTAAAAAATCTTTACCTTTAGGTTTCATAAAATTTAATTCACCATCAAAAACATCTATAACAACTTCATCTCCCGCTCCGCCCCCAGCTAAAATTTTACTTCGTGGAAAAATTCTTGCAGATAAGTTGGCGTACATAACTAAATCTTCCTGTTCTACTAATCTATCTTTTACTTCACCGTTTACCAATACTTTGTTTGGGTCGATAACAACAACATTGTCACCAACTGGATTAGTAAAAACATCACCTGAATTTAAAAGTTTATCTGCCATAATATAAGAAATATTCGTCCAAGTTTGATTTATAATCTTGTAATGATTGCATTAGTGGATATGGTAATGTTATAAGACTATTATCAGGAATATTCCATTCTTGTCCACCATATGAAGGATTTGCTTGTAATATTAACCAACCATAATATGGTGAACCGTAGAATTGCTGTGACAATTTATCTAATCTAGTTTGTCCTACCTTATAGACTACTTTTCTATCACTGGTTTTTGGTGGTATTTTAATATGAGGAACTATAATATAGTCCCCATTAACCACAAATTCGTTATATCTATTATAATATCCCATGTTATCCTACGTAAAGTTGGTTAATTTTTTTATAATTAAATTTATTATCTTCCACCCCTCTATTTCTATCAACTAAATAATTTCTAACTAAATTTTGTGCGGTAGTACCAGTATTGTAACTATATCCCACATTAAAATTATTAGAATAATTTTTTATATTAGTTTCTAATATTTTATAACCTTCTTCTACACCACTAAATATTCTATCATTGACTAAACTAATGTCGTATCTAACCCAAGATTTAAATAAATTTAATAACAAAGTTTTAAAGTGGACTGAAAGGGTTTTATCTAAACCATTAACTCTATTATTATCCACTTTTAACAAATCGATGTATAGTAAATCTTTTCTTTTTTCAATTAGTCTATTTAGTTCGGTATTGAAGTTACCGCTAAAACTAAGTGTACGTAAATCTTTTGTGTATATTAAATTAGTAAAAAATAGATATTCACCACCATAATTATAATTCAGTGGAAACTTATTGTTTACATAATCTTTAATATAATTTTTTACATATGTATTAGAGGTATTGTAATTGTTTGTTAATATAGTGGCTTCTGTAGCTGCAGTAAGTATTAAAGCCGCTACTCTACCACCACTTCTATTTAAAAATTGCCCATCATGTCTTATAGTGGTTACAAAATTTAAAATATCTATAGTATTACTTAAATGATTTTGTTGTTCCCTTAAGCTATTCACTGTTATATTTACCTCATTAGTAATATTTGTAAATTGATTTTCTAAATGATTAAGTAATACATTTTTTATATAATTTCTCTCACTTATAACCGGGTTTAATGTATTAAATTGTTTTTGTATTGTTGTGGTTTCACCAGTAATTGATGATTTAAGTGTGTTATAATGATTAACTATTCTTTCAAATACTCTATTTGGTATACCTACTAGATAGTCTCCGGTAGAGTTTCCAACCGTACCGGTTTTAAAATTTCTATCATACATAAATTCTTCTATGACACCCATATTGTAATCTAAAGCAAGTGTTGTTAATCTATTTTTAACATCTAAACTATAAGACTTACCTCTATCAACGAAAGAATTTAGAATATTTTTGTAGTTAAGTTGTTTTGCCATTTTTATTATAAATTAGTTTGGTTTAAATCGAACCCATCACCACCACTTTCACCACCATCAGTAGTGTTTAGATTAGTTTGGTTGATGTTAAAACCATTTTCTAATGGTGCTAACTCGTCTAGTATTTCTTGTTCGTCTGTTAAAGACTGTTGTTTTGTTGTGGTTGTGGACCTAGAATCATAAACTTCGGTATTACCAAAGAAATTAAAAGATAATGCATTTTGTAATTCACTAACAGGTTTTTCTAATCCTTGTCCACCTATATATTTAAAGTTCATTTGTACGTTTGCTATCATTGGTTGCATCCCAATACCTTCTGGGTTCATATCATATAGAAGTGGGTCATAACTAAAACTCACAGAATCAATAGCAATTTTAGTATGATAAAAATCACCTATTCTTAATACACATATTGGTGGTGCTCCGAAAGCGGTATTTTCCGCATCTACATTTTCTACGCCTCCTTCTGTTTGAGTGGGTATTGTTCTTCCTGGTCTAGTACATTGTAGTAAAAATGTAAGTCTACTATTTAAACCTTCTGGTGTCATCGAGTGGAATGCTGGGGAGAAATATTTTAATTTTCTTTTTAATGAGTCATAAACAAATTCATCTTCTTGTTCTAAATATTTAAAGTAACTTTGTTCACCCAATAACTCTGAAAGTATTTTATTGGTGTTTAGTGTTCTTTCTGTTGACTCAGTATTAGTATTATTTTGTAAACTTTGTTCTTCTTCGGTTAAAGGTGTACCGTCATTAGCTGATTCACCATTTATTACGTCTTCACCACCACCCCCTGTTTGACTCGCGAATGCATCTTCACCACCACCCCCAGATTGTGTCAATCCAGATGGGTTAATAGGCATGTTTGGTGTACCACCCCCTTCAGCACCTAAAGTACCTGCCGGGTCGTCATTATACTGAGTGGTGACTTCGTTAACGTATTGATTTATATTGTCTATAGAAATATCCTATAATATTCATCTCTGAATTATTTGTAATATATCTACTATTAGGAAGATT